GCTAAACTATTTAAGCCTAAAGCCACGATATGACATTCATTACAGAGAACAACATAGCCAATCTTTATTCGGCTTTAATAGAGTTCCCTGTATTTGACGAGTATAAACTACCACCTGCATCTAAAGTAGATTTTGTAATAGTGCATGACGATACTATATGTGGACAATACGAACCACCAGAGCAAGGTGAGCCTCATGTTATAACTATATCTACTGCACGTCATTCTCATCTATACCCTGTCTTAATGACTTTATGCCATGAGATTATACATATGTGCGTATATTTAGACTCACCTAAAACAGACAAATATACAAGCCATAAAGGTTTATTCTTAAAATTACAAAAGCGTGTAGCCAAGATGTATGGCTTTGACCCTAAGGAGTTATAATGTTCGGTTCAATCGTATCTTTAATACTACCAGCTTTAGTCCCAGCGTTTGCTGACGGTGCTAGAGGTCTTATTGCAAAGTTTACAGGTGGTGCAGGTGGACAGCCACAAAACATTACTGAACGTATAGAGCTTATGAAAGCAGAAGCTGAAAAGCTACAGGCTTTAGCTCAATTAGACAGCGTTAATGGTGAGCCTTCTAGATGGATAGTAGACCTTCGTGCATCTTTTAGATACATCATTATTAGTGCTATCATGGTGTTTACTGCTATTGTAGTATTCAACCCTGACATTGTAGGTGCATCTGTAGTTGCAGTATTCCTTGACATGACTGGAGCTTGTATGTCTTTTGTGATTGGCGAAAGAATGTACTTGACACTTAAAAAATGATTGTATTAAATTTAATGAATTTTATTGGGCTGTCTTTTCTTAAATTAATTGTTGTTGCTTTATTGTTTATAGCTATGGGATTTTCTTTAGCGTTTATGATAGCAATGGAAAAACTTACAAACGTATTGGAATATATTAATTCATATGTTGATTGAAGTAAAAAGATTTGAATTTAAAGACACACATACAGTAGGAAAAATGTATGTAGACGGTGTATATGAATGTTATACATTAGAAGATGTAGTTAGAAATGGCACTAAAGTCTTAGGTAAGACTGCTATTCCTATTGGGGAATATAAACTTATTGTAGACGCTTCTACACGCTTTAAACAGGACATGCCACACATATTAGATGTTCCTAACTTTACAGGTGTTCGTATTCACTCTGGCAACACTTCAGCAGATACAGATGGATGTATATTACTTGGCTCAACATGGGCAGGTAAAGATTTCATAGGCAACTCTAAAATAGCTTATAACAAGTTTTTTGAGAAATTAAAAAAAGCTAAAACAGCTACAATTAAAATATGTTAGAATATTTACTCTGTAGTTTTTTTTGTGCTATTGACCATTTAAAATATGTATTACTCTTGCTTTGTGTATTTCTAGTATATAATAGTTTATCTAAACACTAGAGACTACGATGAAAATATTACTTATTGATATAGAAGTAGCACCAAATACTGCTCATGTCTGGGGTATCTTTGACCAGAACATCTCTATAAATCAATTACTAGAATCATCTTACACCTTGTGTTATGCAGCCAAGTGGTACGGTGAATCTAAAATCATGTTTGATTCAATTCAAAAATCTGGCAAACAAAAGATGCTAGACTCTGTGCATAAACTTCTTGACGAAGCTGATGCCATCGTTCACTACAACGGTTCTAGGTTTGACATACCTATACTACACAAAGAGTTCTTACTCTCTGGTATGCCGCCTCCAGCACCCTCCAAACAGATAGATTTATTACAGGTAGCAAGAAGACAGTTTAGGTTTGTTTCTAACAAGTTAGATTATGTTGCACAGGCTTTAGGATTAGGTGGTAAGACAGAACATGAAGGACATGCTTTATGGGTCAAGTGTATGAATGATGATCGTAAGGCATGGAAAATTATGGAAGAGTACAATAAAAACGATGTTGTGTTATTAGAAAAAGTTTATGATAAGTTTAAAGGTTGGATTAAACACCATCCTAATCATAATGCTTATTCCGCAAGTGTTTGTTGTCCAAATTGCGGTTCTAACAAATTACAAAAGCGTGGTACTTCTATTACTACAACTAGACATTATCAGAGGTTTCAATGCCAGCATTGTGGGACATGGAGTCGAGCAGCGAAAGCGGAACAGTTGTCCAAAGAGTCCGTTATCAGCATATAAGGAAAATTATGAATATAGAAAAATTATGTGAGCATATTGTAGGTAAAATGATAGTAGAAGCAGAATCCTACTATGGTGAAGACGTGCTTATTATAGTTCTAGATGACGGAAGCCACATCGAGATCAGTGGTGATGGGCTTTCCGTATATTCTGAAGTACCAGAACTAGACGACTAATCGTCAATCATTTCAATTCTTTGTAGCTGTGCAGTAATCTCTGGAGGATTAATAGCCTCTTCATCACGCAACACTTCTACCAGTTTATTTTTATACCATTCAGATTTATCTAAATCCTCTTCTGGTCTGCCTTTAAATGGGTATCTTAAATCATACTTCAATTTAGAACCTTTAAGGTATCCAATAAACTCTTCTTTAGTTAAACGACTCGCTATAATATCTATCGCTTCCAGCCCCCCTACCAAATAATGCTTTGGATAATTTACGTTGTCCATTTGTTGCCTCCCTTTTTAAAGATTTTTTAATTCTATTTGCTGCATTACCCATTCTTGCTACCGTAGTCTTGCTTGCAGTTGGTTTTAATTTTAACAAACCTTTAGCCTGCAATTCTTTTAACTTCTCGCCATTCATCTTAAAATGTCTTCTAGCGTCTGTATTAGTTTTGCATAATGGTGAATCTATAAATGCTTGTATCTCATCACATAACTGTCTGTTATAATTTTTTGGTGCACCCATCTTAAACTCCCACTAAAGACGATTTAACATATTTAAGTATTCCATAGTTCCATCCCCGCATTGTACACTCTATTAGCGTATAGTCAAGTAATAATTCATCAATTCTACGTCTATTGTATGCAGAATGAAACTCTATTAAAAATATAGTAGGAAAGTTTACTAGGTTTTCAAGTATTTCAATCTCTGCCCCTTCTGTATCAATCTTCATAATGTCGCAATAAGGCAAGTGTTTTGCAGACATAATCTTAACCATTTCCCCTTCTGCTTTTTGTTCCTCACCTTGAAACATACTAGCCTCGCCACAGTTATGCAATCCATAATACATCATGCGTTCACCATTATCTTTACCTATGGCTATGTTTCTAACAGCTATATCAGTTCCTTCAATATTCTGCCTTAATAAATTATAGTTTTCTTTTATAGGTTCATAACAATCTATCTTGGGTCGTTCAAAGTACTCGTGTGCCCATACTGCAAACCCACCTACGTTAGCACCAATGTCTATAATATATGGATTTGGCATAGCACCTATTGCATACTCACCTTGAAATATTTTCCCTACATGACTAATCATGTTGTTAGGAATGATCATACAAGCCTGCCACTAAATTGATAAGTTCCTGTGTGACCTAGTTGAGCCCATGCTGCACCCCAAACCTTAATGCCATTGTCTCTAGCTAGTTTACAGAAATGATAATCCTCACTTAATAAATGATTTTGCTCATCAATGCTAGTGGTAAAGTATTCTGTAACCTTGTCACCTAAATCAGAGTTATCATTCACATCACTCATATTGTGTGTATAAGATGGGCACTTGTCTTTTAGCTTTTCAAATACCTCACGTTTAATTAACATAAAGCCTGTGCCACCATGTTTGATCTCAAATGGTTTATCTAAGGGCACTAATTGTGACTTAACATCACCTACCATGTTTACTACATACTCACCTGTAAAGTATTTTAATTGATCTTGTGGCACTTTTTTTTCAATAGCATAAGACACACCGCCCCAATTAATTTCTTTTTTAGGGTAAAGCCCACATATAATTTCTACGTCAGAATCAATCATCTTTAATAAATCTTTTGCTTCAAACTGTATGTCAGCATCAATAAACATTAAGTGTGTAGAGTCGCTTTTTAAGAAATCATTGACTAAGGTATTACGACCTCTGGTGATAAGGCTCTCATTGTATAGAAATGAAAAGTATGCTTCTATGTCTTTAGCATTAAGCCATGCTTGCAGTTTAAGCATAGACTCTAAATATGTACCATAACAAAGCCCGCCATACATTGGTGTTGCTATAAATAAATTAGGTTTCATACTTAACTCCATGTAATTGTTCTATAATTCTTGCAAATTGTATCATTCTTTCTATTGTCATTGGCTCATATCTAGTTGGGAAAACCTTACTATAAGCACCAATTATTTGTTCTTGTGTAAGTGGTTCATTCGCCACTGTAAGCCTCCGTTAATAATTTACTATTATATTTTTTTGTGTTATTGACTTTAATGATGTTTTTTGTATCTGGAATAAGTGGCGTAATAGTTACATTATGTAATTTTAATTTAAGATCTTTTAGCCATGACAGTTCTGTAGGCTCAGACGACATAAGACCTGACCACACAAGTTTTCCTGTGCTATCAAACTCTTCTACAAGCCATGCTAACGGTTTCATTAATAAAATACCATCCTTCCTATGTGGACTACTTTCTTTTTATTCCAAATAAATCTCATATCTATACTGTCATCATGAAAATACAAGCTATTTGCAACTGGGTTAGCATACTTCTTAAAAACTAATGTGTCAAGTACCAGTAATTGAGTTTCTAAAAAGATTTTTTGATCTGGCTTAGCTTGTTTGCCATTTACATAGTTTTCTACTCCTATGAACTGCCCACGACTATATACAACCTCACAAGCATCTTTGCCAAATCTTTTAGACCTGACTCTATTAGCAATCACATGAATGACCCCTAGTTTCTCCTCTATTGACTGTGTATTAACCTCTGTATAGACTGCTGTGGCTATACAATGAACTTCATGCTCTGTCAGTTGCATATCCATTATGGTTTGTAAACATTATAAACAAGAGGATGAATAACATCTGCACCTATTATATCTATAAT